AGATTCAGGAGTTGCAGCCCTGTCATCTTCTACTGGTTTATCGACTGGGCCACCATCAGCATACCGAGCAGCCATGTCATAAACTGATCCACCTCGGGCTCTCTTTAACCAATCTGCTCCTTCTTCCAAATTTTTTGCAAATGTGGTTTTAAGATCTTTTGGGTTAAAAGCTCCACTTGAAAGATTGTTCATCCAAGAATTGTAAGAAGGATAATCAATTGTTCCCTGCTCCCAGCTACGGCCAATGCTCTTATAAGCATCGATTAAATCGGCATTGTATTGAGGATAAGCGGCGGCTAGTATCGGTGTCCAGCTACTTTCGGCGGTTTTGCCAAATGTATTAGTTTTTGCGTTACGCAAGTCAGCATCGGTATAACCAAGATTGCGCTGCTGTAGATAATAGTCAGATTGTTGTTGAGGCGTGTCGTTAATCATCGACACAGGATAAGCGCCGTAAGTCGGGTTTTTAAGCTGGTTGCCATAATAGCTACCAGTAGCGTCCATCAAGTTTTGATTGCCTAAGTTTCTATATAGCAGTTCAGCCTGAGCCTCGTCTATAAAGTTAGGTCTAGTGCTTGCAGCCGCAGTCCCAACAATGCCTGCTTCAGGGTCTCTACCCAAATACATTTTGTAGAGGTCGGCAACAGTGTTAGCTACAGGTTGTGGTGTTGTCTGAAATTGACCCTGTGCATACATTGGCGTGTTTTGCAGGCGGTTTTGATAACCCGTCTTGTACGCATCGTAAGATTTTTGATCAAGACCGTACTTACGCATTTGCTCGTTTAAAGCATTTGGGTCTGCATTGTAGGCATTGAAGTCAGCTAGTTGTTTGTCGTAGGCCGCTTGAGCACCAGAGCCTGCACTTGTGCTCCCAGGGCGATCACCAGAAGGAGGTGATGGTGGCACAAAAACACCCCCACTTCTGCCACCAAAACCAGAACCCATTCTGTAGCCTACAGGGTCTGCAATGTAATGATTGAAGTTAGTCAGCTGTTGATCATAAACTTGTTGACGGTCTGTAAGGTCAGCGTCTCCAATATTTTCTGTGCTATCACCAGCAGGTCTTTCTCCTGTTGGAGCTGAAGGAGCTGAAGGAGCTGAAGGAGCAGCAGTACCAGAATAAGTAGCCATTCCAGGCGTACTCACCCCGTATTGCTTCATAATTCGATTGAGTTCAAATCCCATGTCTACTCCTTAACCTATAAAGCGTTCAAACCTTTGTACGTATACAAGCCGGTCGCCAACTGAGACAAAGGCGAAGCTGAGTACGTAGCGCCGGTTGAACCGCCTGACTGCGTTTGCATTTGCGGAGTGATTGGAGCCATACCGCGTATTTGTGTACTAAGAAAATCTGCTTGCTGTTTAGGATACAACTGCTCAGCATCAAATTGTGATTTAGCAGCATTGAGTTGATTCTGCATTTGACCTTGTTGAGCAGCACCAGCACTTTCAAGGGACGCAACATCAGCTGAACGCATTGCTTGTTCTTGCTGTTGCATATTTGCATACTGACCAAGCGCAGACATTTGGCGCTGATAATCTTGGGTCTGAGCTGCTTGAGCTTGTTGAGCTGCACTCAAACCAAATTGCTGTTGAGTCTGACCTGCACCTGTTTGCATCTGACCGAGGTTGCCCAACTGAGACATTTGCTGGCCGGTCAACTGGCCTTGGGTCTGACCAAGGTTGATTAGGTTTTGTTGCTGTTGACTTGTTAACTGACCGGAGGTTTGACCAAGGTTAGCTAATGCTGAAGCTTGTTGGCCAGTCAACTGACCTTGAGTTTGAGCAAGGTTGCCATACTGAGCGCCGCCCTGAAGCACACGAGAAAGGTCTGCACCAGAAATGCTGCCAACCGTGCCTGCCAACTGTGCTTGACGTGCAAGGTCTGCCTGAGAAGCTCCAAGAGCCTGTCCATAACCTTGGTTAGCTAGTTGAGCTTGTTGATTAAGTACAGCTTCTTGAGTGTCACGCAATGCTCGTGAGCCAAACTCACCCATGCGAGTACCACCAAACTGGCCTGCCTTGATAAACGAGTCAGACACGCCTGGCAAAAGGTTCTCACTTAAATTGCGAGCACCTTGTTTAGCAATTACGTCCATGACTCCTGTTTGATAAGGAGACATATACTGATCAATGCCCTGCGTAGAAGATTTAGCCGCCGCAGTGAGGTAGGGATTAGCTGCGCTCAGTGCTCGGTCAGACAGAGCTTGCGCAGTGGTGCTGCCGGCCTGCGTCATGTAAGGTTGAGCGGAGCCATAAATATTATTTGCAGCAGTGCCAGCTTGACTCAAATAAGGTTGAGCCGCGCCCATAATGTTTTGCTGACCAGCTTGTGTTAAAGCTCCTTGTCCGGCAGCAACAATGTCTAACCCGCCTGCTTTGTCAAAATAACCTTGCCCTTTAGTCAACTGGCCCATTGCCGTTGCAGGGGTTTGTAGATACTGGTTTTGCGCATTACGTAATGTGTCGGCAGTACCTTTACTACCAAAGTCGTACATACCTGTCTGGGCTTTATCAAGGTCGCCTTGATAAAAACCCTGGTTTGATTGCACATTTTTATACGCTTGCTGTTGCAGCGGAGATAGCTCAGCAACAGTTGGCATGTCATACGCTTGATACGGCTTGTTAGCTAAGTTCTGTGCAATCTGGATTTGGTTGTAAATTGCATCCTGCATCCACTTTGGCGTCTCAGTGGATGATGTAGCGTAAGAAGTTGCGGTCTGAGGAGACCCTTGGAATAAACTACCCATTATGCAAACTCCTTCAAATAGGCCAAGGCAGACTTAGCATTAGGACTGATCTTGCCCTTTGCTAAATTTTTACCTTTGTGAGAACGAATGTTTTGGCGCATGACGTCAAGGCGTTTGGCTCCTTCTTGATTAGAGCCGTCCCCTAGCATTGCAACTGTTTCTGCATCAATCACATATTCACCATCAGAGAGTTTAGCATCAATGGTGTCTGCTCGACCAGAACCGGCGCCTTGCGCAAACCGGGAAACAGCTGACAGAGCGCCGCCTTGTGCTTTACCAATAGGCGCTTGAGGGTAATTATAAGCCCCTTGCTGCGCACTAGGATTGCCTGATGCGTAACCAGTAATTTTTGGCCAATTCTCGGCCATGTACCGGTCAAGACTCATGTTAGCTGCATTAGCATCAGTTTGCATTTTATTCCAGTCCCAAGAGACTGAAGGGCGGTTAAAATATTCTTGCTGCTGTGGCGACAATTTTTGAATAGCTTGTTGAGCAGCAACAGGCGGTTTTTGTAAAGCGCTTATAAGGCTTAAACCACCTAACACTTTATTTCCTATGCCGCTTCCAGTTTTACCGTCAGCGGTAGTTGTTGAAGTTGTATCAAGCGGACCGCCTTTAAATATTTTGTCAAAGAATCCTGGTTCTGCGGCTTTCCATTTAACTGTGTTGGTTTGAGGGTCAAGTTGAAAAGAACCTTTGTCAACTTGAAAAGCCATTTTGCCGGTTGCAGGATCAAGTACATTAGTACCTGTTCTACCCTGAGCATCTACACCTGTAGTTCCAGGAGCTTGAACAGAAGTGCCATCTGACAATGTAATCATTTTAGGCTCTGCTGTTTCGCCTGCTTTATAACCATTGACCACAGCATCAGAAGGTTTCACGCCTACCTGAAAACCTTTGGAAAGACCTGTAGCTAAACCTGTCAAAGCAGATGTTTTAGGATCATAGCCAGCAGTTAAGGCATTGCCAAAACTTTTACCTGCACTGTTGACACCTTGCTCAAATGCCGTTGGGCCTGCTGGACCACCAAAATATTGACCAATAGCGCCGCCTGCCACGCCTTGCAGAGCGCCTTTAATAGGATCACCCCCAGTTAGAGCGCCTGATGCAGCACCGACCAAACCGCTACCTGCAAGACTTTGCATAAAAGGGCTGGCACCAGGAGCAACAAATTCACCAACCGCGCCTCCTAAACCTCCGCCCAAGCCGCCCATCAGAGCGCCTTTTTTCCAATCACCCCCGGTCAAAGCAGAACTTACGCCGCCAATAACGGCACTACCCAACATACCGGTAGCTAGAGCGCTAGCTCCTGCCGGAAGAAGTGCGCTGCCAATGGCTTCCCCTAAACCAGGAACAAAGTATGAAATGGCAATAGGTAAAAGTGTAGCAAATATGTCACCATCGTCTTTATACTCACGCAAACCTGTGTTTGGGTTAATAGTACCTGAACCACCCATCCGTTTAAGCATTTCTGCTTCACGTGGATTGACATGAGCCAATTGGCTATCACCTCCACGGCCTGCTGCTGCAACGCGTCTGGCTGCAACTGCCAAACCTCCACGAGCATATCCTTTTGTTTTTAACCGATCTTGCAAGCCATAAAGTGCAATAAGCATGGAAACAATGAACACCTGGTCAAACTGTTCAGGCACCATTTGCGCATCAACGATACCATCTTTAACTGCAGCGTCACGAACTTCTTGGTACTTATCAGGATTTTGAAGAACAAATTCTAGTAAACCAATGGCTTTATCAAGATCTTCAGGCACAATAGGTCTGCGCGCTAGCTGAGCCTCCATTGCGTCAACGGCTTGCGCATACTGAGGGTCTTGCTCAGCCATTTGTGTAATAACGGTTCTAATGTCCATGTTGACCTCTGTACCAGACGTGTGAATAATAATCCTCAGCTAGAAAACCGTAAACATGTAAATCGTCATCAACAAACGCTTTACGCATCACACCTTCTAACTTAAACCCAAAATGCTCATTAAGTCTTTTGGCTTTTCTGTTTTTACCTCTAAGCAAGCCAGTCACCCTGGCTGCTTTTAGTTTGTCAAACACAAAACCAAAAACCTCATTAAACATTGCAATCGTGCCTTTTGGCGTTACCTTCTTGCTGTCAATTGTTATGCTAAGATCTATGTTGCGCTGTGTGAAATTGGTCATCACTACTACACACACAAACTCATTATTCTCATCAACAGCCGACATTGCCCTAAAAAACTCAGGCGCATTTTCAAGCTCAAGTTTTGCACGCGCCCAAGCCTCTGCTGCGTCTTCACGTTCAAAACCAATAAACCGCATTACTCAGCCGATTGACAGAACCTCTCGGCCCAGTCACGCCAATCAGCAAAGTCGTAAGGCAAAGGAAAATTTCTACCTAACGACGTGTTGTTCAAAAACTGCATTGCCCAATTCTGCCAATTATCAATCTCATCTAACCGACCAAATGCTCCGTAATTGTCCAAGTCAAGTGCAACTTGGTCAGCCCAGTCACGCAATCCCATGCCAGTTGGCAAAGTAATACGTACTGTCATCCAAGCACCGTCTTGTCACCTGAATCTACATGACCAATAATCTGGCCCATCTGATAATCACCACCAACAGCATTTGACTCAAAACGCACACGCAATTCACGGCGCTGTTCTTTAAGCATCACAATCTGTTGATAAGGCTCTGTTGCAGACTCAGGGAAAGAAAATTCACTGCTATAAACTTCAGGCGCTCTTGCATTTGCTCGGCCTGTAACTTGCACAGTCATAGGCCCATTTTGAACAAAGTCAGGCTCAATCTCAGTGATCCTTAAATACTCATTCTTGCCTTGCGGCAAAGTGGACAAATCTGATGTTTCAAAATAAGACTCTATTGGCGATGCATCTTGACCTTCAATCTCATCAACGCCTTGTTCATGAATCCATACACGATAACCACTTGCCGTAGTAATGCAATCTGTCAGCAAAGGCGCTGCAAAGCCATTGTTATAGCCACCAGAAGCGCGCCCTGACGCAGGCAATGCCGTGTCATACCAAGTATTCTCACGCACGTTGTAAATGATAGCATGGGTGCATTCTGTGGCATCGCCTTTTGGATAGCACCACCAGATTTCGCCAAAGTGTGGAACTTTAAATGCAAAAACTTTAGCTCTATGGCTTGTGTTGATATTGTCAAAGAAATAATTTAAGTTCATGACATTAGGCACTTCACGCACTACGCCATTGAACATTAAGAAACGGTCAACACCGCACCAGAAAAACACGCCGTCATAATCAACTACACAGTCAGGCGACATGATGGATGTGTCTGTAGCAATTACGTCAAACTGAAATACAGTTGTGCCACCTGTAAACGTAGCACGAATGACAGCGTCATAAGCCCAAAATATACCAGCAGGCGCTGACCCTGAACCTGCACGCAGTGGCATACCTTTGACAATTTTTTGACCCCAAACCCTGGCAATGCCTGAACCTGAACCGCTTAAATCAGTAAAAGTGCCAGGCACAGACCAACCCACAATACCAGCAGTGCCAAAATAAAATAAGTAAGGAAACAGCATCACAATGCCGCCTGTAGCATTTGCACCGGCTGGCAATGGGATCTCTCTTAACGCAGCAGTGCCTAAAACATCGCCATAAAAAATCTGACCACCTGTGTCATTACAAACGCACTGCAAGTTAGGAGCTACGTGTGCAATGATTGAGTTAGCCGTTGTTGATGCGTCATATGCCGTTTGGAACATCCACTGGTTGTAAGTACTGACAACCAAAGCGTTTAAGCCACCTGCCATGTTTGTCACTGTAGCTGTGATTGTTGTAGTGTTAGCCACAACAACAAACCCGTTTGTAGGTTGACCGGCAGTTGAAGCCGTAATTGTGATGACCGCGCCAACCGCTACAGCTGTGTAGTCTGGCGTAGATGTAAAAGCGGTAATGTTTGCAGCAAGAGCCGTTGCTGTTGTAGACAAGTTGGTCGTAAATGCAACAGAACCTGATGTGATTGTCACACCGTTGACCGTAACGCTATTGACAGACCCGGCAGCGCCAGCTGTTAAAGTGACTGTACCTGTTGCAGCTACGGCTACTGGAGTTCTAGAGCTGATGACCGAACTATTTTTGGTACTGTCAATCGTAAAACGCTCAACTGTTGAAGACCCTGCAGAATGGCAATACTGCAAACTTTGTTGAGTAAAGCTATTAAAACCCCTAGAGATTTGTGTCAGATACTTGTTGATTGAGCGATAGCCGGCAATCTTTCTAGTCAGTCCACGTTGAAAACGAACCCACTGGCCGTCAACGTAAAAGTCACCTTCATACTTAGTACCATCTCTTTTGATACCTGGCAGGGACTTTAAGACTATTGTGCTTTTTGGCATTAATAAGTTCCGCCATTAACTACGCCAGATGGAGCAACGCCTAAAGCTGTCCATGCTGCCTGTTGAGTTGCTGCTGTAAAAATAGAAATACCGGTTGCAGTTCCACCAAGGTTGATTAATGCCCCACCTGCCGTAGTAGCTCCTGTACCGCCATCAGCAATAGAAACAGGCGTAGAGATTGTGGATGTATCTGCATCAACAACGTTAGTTCCATCGCAATAAAATATTCCTCTAGCCCCTTGAGTAATAACTACGCCAGTACCGGCTGATGTTTTTACAGTCAGCGTATAAGCACCTGTTGTGGCATTGCTCACCCAATACTGCTGCACTGTAGCAGGCACAATAATGGAACGATTGCCTGTTAAAAGACCAGTAAAGTTATAAGCAATGCGATTTAATTCAGAACCAGTTAGTGTGTAGTTACCTGTGCCTGCAATAGCAATTGAGGTGTAGTCAAACACAAAAGTTGCAGCCTGACCAAACCCTAGCGTGTAAAAGTTTGTGCCATCACTGATAATCACAGATGACTCAGTTGGCTGGTAAGCTTTTGTTGCCAAGCCATCAATTGTGTTGATGCCAACAGGTGTCAATGTGACTTGGCCACCACCAGAGTTGCGCAAGTACATAAACCAGTTATTGCCTACTGTTGCTGCACTAGGCAGCGTCAAAACACCTGCGCCTGTACCGGTCCATAAATACATCTTAGCGCGGTCTGTGTCTCCAGCCGTGTAGTTTGTATTGAAAGATGTGATTGGCACTGACTGAGACAGCAATGTGCCAACTGCCACAATACCTGTGCCTGCAAGAGCAGAAGCATTAGCCGTAGAGGTTGTTGCACCGTATTGTAGGCTTGACCAAGCGCCATTAACTGTGCTGTTATTGGTCAGGTAAATCTGCCATAAAGTGCCTGCAGCAACAGTGACTACTTGCGTGCCTCCGGCATTGCGCACAGTAATTGTTTGAGCACCCGTGTTGTTAAACAAGATGGTCTGACCAGTTCCTGTCTTGCTTGCATCGGGCAAATAAATGCTGAACCCGGCAGATACTGCCGAAATGTCCATAATGCGAGTAGCAAGATTGACGCTTGTAGAAGTTTCAGTTGGCCAGCTAAGCGTTACATTGGCTGTCAGCGCTAGGGAACTATAGCTAATCTCACTAGGATAGATGTTAGCGCCACCAAAGACGTCGGTATAAATAGGCATTACGCTTCACTCCTGTTTGCTGAGCGATCCATGATGCGTTTGAGGTCTTCTCCATTGAGAGCCTGTGCAGCACGGTCGTACATTCCTTGCCAAGTCTGAATACGTTCGTCACTCTTAAGAAATGGAGTGGCTTCTAAAAGTGTTGCATAAAGCAATACATCAGGGGCGTATTCAGTGAGCCAGTTTGTTTGAAAATCATCACCTAGGAAACGTGGCTGCTCGTAGTACAAAATTTCAAGTGTTTTTACTGCAATTGGTGTTGGGGCAATAAGCCAATGCTGATAGTCGTAGTCAGCATAATATGCAGGGCTGCTGGTCTGAGTTTCATCTGGCCAGTAGTTACGCAAATATTCGTATGAACGAGCAAAGATTGGAGTACCATTAACGGTCATGCTGACGGTATCACGCCAACGGTCAGGCTTTAGGTAGACTGCAACGCCTATTGAGAGAGGCGTGCTTACTGCACGGATAAAGCCTTCAATCTTTAATTCACGGGCAATGCGACGCTCACCTAAGGTGATTAGGCGAGGAAGCTGGTCATAAACGATTTGGTCACTCTCTTGCGTAAAACCGCGCTCAAGATAGCGTCGCACGTCTACCAGCAGACTATCGTACGTCATGCTATAGCTCATATACACTCCATGGGTATTAGCCGCTGATTCAGCATGCGCATTTTAAATGAATTATAACCTTTAACCAACGTTGCGTTCAAAGTGAGGGCAATCTACCAGAGACTTAAAGTTGCCGCCCCAACGATTCTTTGCATACAACGACTCCCAGTAAGCACCCAATGGTGCGAGAATGCCTTTGTCCCAAATGATTTTTCCATCCTTGAAAAAGTTCAAATCTATGGCACAGCGCTTCAGATGGATGGAATTCATAGTCTTGGAACGCCCCGTCTTAAAATAAATGGCTTGCTGTTCGGGTGTACGAGCCAGTTCCCCGCCGGTCACCACGAATCCTTGGTCTGTAGCGTACTGGATTAGCTTGCACATGTCCAGCAAAAACGCAGCTTGTTCAGTGTTAAGGCTCATTTCTTCCTCATTTCTGCAAGTTTCTCAACCGTGCGTCCGCCAAAGTAAGCGCCCATTATCAACATCCCCCAGTTACCCAGCAAGGTGACGTAGGACTCATTGGCGTTGTACCCAAAGGCAGACATCATGGCAAACAGAAAGTAACCTGAAAAGATAGCAATCAACGACATGGGGCGTATGTTCTTAGACAGCCAAGAGTCAGAAGCCATGTCCGATTCCCATCGGTCGGTAATGTTGTCGGCGTCGTTCTGTGCAGCTTTTGCCAGTAGATCAAGTTCAGCTAACTCCAGCTTGGCCTTCTCAATACCCAGTTCAAGGAGCTTTTCCTCATGCTCAAACTGAAGCTGGCGCAGGTTGCTGACGTCTTCTGCGGTTGGGTTGTCGGGAATCTTTACGCCAAGCGTGTTCTCAACCACTTCCTTGCCCTTGGCTTGGATTGCGCTAGATAACAGTGTCAACCCGTTTTGGGCAAGACTACCGAGGAGGGATGCGACTATTGGAATCATCTCGTTTTTCCTTTTCAATTTCTCTGCGTAACTTTTCCATCTTTTCAATCTGTATCTTGGCTTCATGCTTTGTTTCCAGCACATCCAGATACAACATCCCAAGCAGCGGAAGCATTAGCACTACCAGAATACACGCTGCTATCCACCCCATTACTATCTCCCAATCCTGTGCAAGAGGCTGAGGAGCAACCACATATACAGGAGGAATAGGAAAGTCGCCAGCAGGTATGCTTGCCTTTCGCTTAAAAGACGTTGCCTTTCCTTGCGTTGCCATGACTCATCATCCCGCTTCTTCCTTGCCTTGTCCTGCTCTACCTTGATGACATCCCGCATATCAAACACTTTGGAATACAAGGCCCCCATCTCTTTAGGAGCGCCGTACACCATCGCCTCTCTTATCTCCACCTCTAACGCTTCCATCTGGTCTTGAGCCATTACCCGCTTCAGGGCAGCTTCCATTAGGTTAGCGTCAGGGTCGTAGACAGTTTTGCTCTTTTCTTCCTCTTCCCTTATGTGGTCAGCAAGCTGTTCTTGGAGTTTAAAAAATTGAGAAAGCTGAGTAACAATGTCTGCCATGACTTGGGTTTCGTCAACGGCAACGTAGGCTTCTTTCTTTTTCGCCACAGGCTTGGCTTGGGTGGGCGCTGTCCCGAAGAGCTTTGCCCAGTATCCTCTGACGGCTTTGACATCTGAAGCAACTTCATCGACAGTCTTCT